AGGTAATGCACAATCTATAAAACACTGTTTGAAGCAACAACACTTATCCCCCTTCGTGCAAGGCGACGAAGTCCACGCGCAAGCCGTCCCTGATCCATGTGGTTAAAACCACGTGAGTGATAAGCAGTGAAATTGGCGGATTCGGTTAGATAAGGGGGATCGCAATAAACGACGTCATATCCATCACGAACCATATCCAAGGTTACTGAGTAGCTGGCACAAACGAACGTTGCCCGCTTTGCCTTTTCAGCAAAAGCTTTAATTTCATCTTCTGGAAAGTAAGGTTGTTTGTACTTTCCATACGGCACATTAAAGTGGCCAGCTTTGTTGTAACGACATAGACCATTAAATCCGTGACGATTCAAAAACAAGAACAACGCTGCGCGCCATTCTGGATCGTCGTCATGGTTGAAAGAATCGCGACTGTCGTAGTAACCATGTTCGCTGTTAAAGGTTTTAAAAAGGTGCTCGCTGCGTTCAATCAAATCTAACGGATCAGCGGCTGCGGCACGGTAGAAGCCAATCAGATCGGGATTAACATCCGCAATCAAATATTCATCGTAGTCTGTATTCATCATCACAGCGCAGGAACCGGCGAATGGTTCAACTAGGCGCTTACCTTCCGGCAAATGCTCGCGCAGCTGCGGCATAAGACGGGCTTTGCTGCCCACCCATTTGAGAGGGGTTTTTATTGCCATGCTGCACCACCTTTACTGCAAATGGCCATAGCTTCTTCGCGTACCAGCTCGACAATCTCAGGTGCGCTTAAACCTTCATTAGCCGCATGGGTAGCAAGCCGATCCAGACGCGCAGAACACAGGTCAGCTGCTGCTGCCTTACCTTCCGCTGTGGCTTTAGCCAGCATTCCCAGTAGCTCGTTGCCGTTATCAGTTGCGGCCATTTCATTACGTGTCGTTTGCATTTTGGTTTCCTCAGGGCAAAAGAATCCCCGGCCACCGCAGGGATGGCCAAAAACTCAGGCAGTTAATTAGTGGAAAGAGACGGTAACGGGCGCGGCTGAGTAGCTCGGCGCGGGTAACTGGTGCAGCTCGTAGGTATTGCGCCACCACTCCTGGATCAGCGCTTTGACTTCCCCAGCCCCCAATGACCCGGCGATGTAATACATGGAACGAATGCTGGCCAACGCTTCAACCTGCTGGAACTTGCTTTCCGCTTCACGGTAAACACAGCACCAGTAAGCAGCATTCACGGCCAGCCAGTGCCGTTTGTTTGTCATGTGATCGGTATCGTTAAAGAAAAACGGATGTAAGGCCACACGGCCATTTTTAACGGTGCATTTCTCTAGGAAGAGAATGACGTAATTGTGTGGGACTGCCCACGCGGCCAACTCCTGCCCCAGTGTTTTAACGACTACGGAAATAATGTACATTAGTGAAACTCCTGCTGCTGCATCTTGTTAATGATATGAGGCGCAATAATCATTTGTGGGCGATTGTTGCTGTAAATCGGATGTGCCTTTTTAATCGGGCGGTTAGCGCTACGCTTTGAAAAGTCGCTGTCGCAAAGGCTTCCGAATCCGTCAAACGTAAGACGCGCCCTAGATATGCCCTGGCGCAGATTAATCATTGCCCTGTAGTCCAGACGTTCAAACAGCTCCCGCCAGCAACATTTGGCAAGGTGTGCTTTGAAAACATCCGAACCGGTAGCAACCGCAGCCGCATGGAGAACAACACCGCGCCACTCAGGGTTCAGCTTGTCCCACCAATCAGCGGCCTCGCTGCTGTTGCTGAAGTATTTACGACGAATGTTCCGCAAGTGCTCCAGCCCTCGCTTTTGCTGTTCGGTATCAATTGGCATTTTGGCGACCTCCTAACAGGCGGAAGAAACGCTGCAACCATGAACGGCGCGGTAAGATGCCATTGAATTTATAGGTGTGCGCCGGGTTCCAGCGCTGGCCATTCGGCAACTCGATCCAGCCAGTTGACCCGCTGGCCAGTTGCATGGCCGGAGATTCTTTTTTCAGATAGGTAACGAACGCTTTCATGGTTATCCCTCACATCATGCTGCTGGCGCTGGTAGTCACGATATCGACGGCAGCAGCAAGAACCGGCGCAGACTGGAGGCGGCTTTCAACGGTGTAAGCCAGAACGGAAAGGGAACGGATGGCATCACGGGCACGATCAAGAATTTGTGTGCGGCGTGCGGCGGTCATGTGCTCAGTTGATACGGCTTCCCCAGCGATCGCACCCACGTTTGCGGTAGCGCTTAATGCGCAAAACTGCATGTTCGCTTCAGTGGCGTTATTTACCGGAACGGACGGGAGGCAGTTAATCTGCCCCAGCATCCCATCCAGTAAACGCGCATCTTCGGTGTAATCGGTAATAGCCAGTAGTTCGTCACAGGTCAGGCGATGCGGTTGAATTGGGTTCAACTTATTGCGCAGGATCTGTGGACGCATACCAACGGCAGCGGCGACCTCTTCCAGATTGTGCGACAGCGCAAACGCTCGGCAAGCTGCATCAAAATGCGCATGTTTGGAAGTTTGATAATCAAACATTGTTTGCGTTTCCCGAATCCGTAGGATTGATTACGCATTAAGCGAAATATTGCATTCGCTTAATGCCTGAACGGTCAACGCGGCCATATTGATTTCAACACGTGCTTTTGGCTTGTCGCCCTTTCCACGGATAGGCAGACGACCATCGCGAACCATATCGCGGGCGGTACCCATAGGCGTTCTGGTGATCCGACAGTATTCATCAATAGGCAAGTAAGGTGTGGGGATGGCGATTGTAATGTTGGGACGCATAAGGCAAACTCCTTTGTTCATTAGAGCGCGGCAACGCTCATTAACTTTCGACTAAGACTACAACAAGGAGAGACTCTAATTCGACTTAATGAAGAAATCAACATAATTTCGACTAAGTCGAGAGAGTTGCGCTTATGAGTAAATTTCCTTTCGAACAAATAGGGCACAGTAGCGATGTGCTTAATCGCGTAATAGAAGCGTATGGTTTTACTTCAAAACTGCAGTTGGCAGATCATTTTGAAATGGCATCCAGCAGCCTCTCAGCGCGGTTCAAACGTGGCATTTTCCCAGCTGATATGGTGGTTAGGTGTGTAGCTGAAACGGGCGCATCTTTAGAGTGGTTATCTACTGGGCATGGCAAAAAATTTGATGATGAAGAACTGGATATCATGAAGTTCCCACGCAAAAAACTTGTTGATGGGCAGCTTTATGATTCCGGCTATGTCATGTTTGATAAAGTATTTTTCCGCGCAGGTACGCCGCTGCCAACAGCACCTATCTGCGTACAGGAAGAAAAAGTTCAATACATCCTTGATCAACAATATTCTGAAGTTTTCGATGGTGAATGGCTTGTTAACATTGAAGGCAAAACTAGCATTAGAACACTCACACGCATTCCTGTAAAAAAGGTACGAGTCAGTGGTGTAGGAATGGCTTTTGATTGTTCTATAGATGATATCGAGGTGATTGGTCGAGTTGTGTTAGCTATCTCGGAGAATAATTAAAATGTCTACAAAAAAATCCCCCCAAGAATCTGAAGTGATTCCCGCAAAAACTAAAACCTGTTTTGTCATGATGCCAATAGCCGATCACCCAGACTATGAGCCTGCGCATTTCAATCGTGTTTATCAGTATTTGATTAAACCAGCATGTATTAAAGCTGGTTACCAACCCATCAGAGCGGATGATAACAAAGCATCAAATATGATCATGTTCGATATTCTCAAAAAAATTGTGGAATGTGATATGGCCATTTGTGATCTAAGCTCTCGTAATGCAAATGTTTTCTACGAACTAGGTCTAAGGCAAGCATTTAATAAAAAAACAATTTTAATTACAGACAATCGTCTACCAGCCCCTTTCGATATTTCTGCATTTAGATACGTATCTTATTCTCATAGTTTACGGGTAGATACGGTAGATCGTGAGATCCCCGGCATTATCAATATGTTAAAAGAGACAGAAAATCTTCCTGCTGATGATGTTAATTCAATAATCAAACTATTACAAATTCAGCCATCCAAAGTTGAAAATATAGACCTAAATAAAGAAGATAGTATGATGTATAGTATGCTGATTAATATACAAAAACAATTAGCAGAAATTAAATCCCCTTCTTTAAAATTGCAACATAGATACGTGGACACTTTCACGAAAACGAAACGCCCAATTGAAATAGCGGACATGAGCGGCATCAACTTCAATACAATAAGAAGTTCATTCCCTAACCAACTATTTACCCATGAATATATGTTTGATGAAATTTATATTGGATTCTTACACAGCATAGAAGATGGAGAAATTACATTTTCGAAAGCAGGAGAGCTAACAATTTATCCAGATGATCCGGACATTCTTGGTAAAATATATGTAGCTTAAGACTATGAGCATTAAGAAAAAAGACAACGACTGGGTCTTAGATTTTTACCCTGAAGGGAAACCTAAGGGAAAATCAGCCAAACGTATTCGCAGGACGTTCTCCACCAAAGGAGAGGCGCTCGCATACCAAAATCACATCATGGAAAACGTCCATGTTAAACCTTGGCTTGACGGAAAAGAGGATCGCCGTAAATTGCGAGACCTTGTAAACCAATGGTTTGATGAACACGGTGTTACGCTGGACGATGGCGAAAAGCGCAAATCAACAATGGAATTTGCCTGTGAAAGCATGGGCGATCCACTCGCTCATGAATTCGACGCAACCATGTTTTCCCTGTATCGGAAAAAACGCCTTTCTGGTGAGATATCCCGGACAAGTCGAGTCAAACAAGTTTCCCCCAGGACAATGAATCTTGAGCTGGCCTATTTCCGCGCGGTGTTTAATGAGTTGAAGCGTCTAGGGCACTGGAAACTTGAAAATCCACTAATAAATGTCCGAGCCTTCAAATCAGAGGAAGCCGAACTGGCATACCTTGAAGATGAAGAGATTACGCGACTGTTAGAAGAGTGCATGAAAAGCCGTAACGACAGTACATACTGGGTAGCCTGCCTTTGCCTGGTAACTGGCGCACGGTGGGATGAAGCTGAATCTGTAACAACGAGGCAAATTAAAAATCTGAAAGTTAGCTTTTTCAAAACGAAAGGGAACAGAAACAGGACTGTGCCGATTAGCAAAGCCTTTTATGACTCACTGCCAAAACCAGAGAAACCGGGACGGTATTTTAAATCATGTTACTCAGCTTTTCGAAAAGCAGTAGAACGTGCTGAATTGAATCTACCAGATGGGCAGCTTTCGCACGTACTTCGCCATACATTTGCAAGTCACTTTATGATGAACGGCGGGAATATATTAGTGTTAAAGAATATTTTAGGGCATAGCGATATCAAAATGACTATGCGTTATTCTCATTTCTCGCCTAACCACCTTGAAGATGCAATAAGACTTAACCCGCTAGAGGCAAAAAAATGAAAACAAAACTAATAAAGTACATACTTGTTGTTTTTTTAATAGCCTTAACAGTAATATCGTTATACCCATCTTATAAATTTTATATGATCTTCCATGAAAATGGCTTTTCAAATAAAAATCAAGATTGGGCTAACGCAGGCTCATTCTTTGGCGGAGTTTATAGTGCCATATTTTCTTTTGCAAGCGTGATAATATTATCAATAACGTTGATTCTTACAAAGAAATATAACAATCAACAACTTCAAATATTACTCACTGCGCAAAGAAGAGAAACATTTTGCTCCTTATTTGATAAGCTAACAAATAAGATGAACGAAATTAATTACTATGACATGGGACTGCAAAATGAAGACTCCCTTTTTTACTACTGTGAACGGCGACTGTTCAACGATTTGCAAAGCATAAAGAAAAATAAAGAAGATGACCATAATGCAGGTGATGTTATTGATTTGAGCACCAATCTTGTTCAAGGCGAATGGTTTCAAACAAACAGACCATATTATGATGTAGTTTTAATTACAGGAGAAATTCTGAGTATACTTGATCAGTCTCCTGAAGATGACAAGCGCTTCTTCCTTGCATACATGGAAGCGAATGCTTCTACACGTCGCCTATACTGGTTATTTTGCTTTATGTACAGTTATGACAATAAATATTCTGACATACTTATTCGCAATACAAGAACACTTCGCATTCCAAAAGGATATGTCTGATGCCCCCTTTTTGTCCCCTCAGAACTCAAACATTCGATAACGTCCAGCAGCATTCGTGCGGTAACTCATTGATTTAAATATAAGTCATTGTTTTTCAACGGTGGTGCATCGTTCTCATAATCGCTTGGTCGCTGGTTCAAGTCCAGCAGGGGCCACCAAATTTTAGCTTTAAAATCATATAATTAAGCCACTCAATTGAGTGGCTTTTTTGTTTTCTAAATCATAAATGACTACAAAATGGCGACAGCTTTTCTGGTTGTGCCATTAACAACCCCTCCGGGGCAGATACTCTCTCTTCGATCTCAATTCA